GCTGTAAATTATCAGCGGCAAAATTGGCAAAAAGACGAGATCATCAAAAATTGCATTGCAAAGATTGGCGATCTCGAAACAGAACTAATTAAAGTAAGTCTTAAAAAAGAAAAGCAAGAAGATAAATCAAAAATTAAAAAGGTATTTCGTCAACCTCTTTAGGCTCAATAAAATTAAGATTTATATTGCCAAATAGTCCATATTTTCCTTCTTTGGCTTTTGCGTTGATGTAGATACCATCGACTTCGACTTCTTCTTTCTTGGAGTAATCCCAAACTTTACCTTTCTTTTGTTTGGTGTCTACCATTTTAACGATTTCTTCGCAAAAAGCGGTAACAGATTCACAAGGAATAAACATAGAAAATTTTTGTGGAAATCTATCTTGATCTTCATAATCGTTTTCACTTGTTGAAAACTTGATTGGATA